TACTGAACCAGTACAACATTCCAAGAACCGTCTACTGATATCGGTTATAAAAAGAAAAAGCGTCTAGCTAAATCAGGAAAAGACAATCCTTCCAATATCTTCATAATTATCTCATTTTTACTCCGTCCCGTTCCATTCTCTCCATCCCATCGGCAATGCCTTCCAGATACTTGCAGAAAGCCGTATTCTCCGCAATCGTGTTAAGAATGCCGATAGCCTCATACGCATATTGCGATATATCCGTCATCTTGTCATCCATACTGATAACGTGTATCTGTATGGACGTGGCGATACCCTCTATCTTGCCGGCTGTCTCTTCTGTAATGGTAGTCACTGCGCCTGCACGTCCTGACTGGGAAGAGGAACTGCTGCCGTCATCCGCACTCCAACCGAAGGCTGCCGCCATCTTGTCCCGCTCTGCCAGCATGGCATCGGTCAGTTGGCTTTGCATGTTTCTTAAGTCTTCTATCTCCTGCTGTGTATAAGTTCCGTCTTCACCGGCCTTCGCCCAACTGTCGTACAAGGCTTGTATCCGGGTGGAATAATTCTTTGCCAGCATCGAGCGAAGAATGGATTCCTGTAACTTCTTTTCAAAGTCCTTGGCAAAATCCGCATTCTTCAGGCTCATGTCAGACAGCATATTCAGATATGAGTCTTCAAAACTGTCAAAGGAAATACCGGTTACCTGCTCTTTTACCGATTCGAGGATTTCCTTTTCGGCCTCGCCGTATTCAATGATGTTGTCCAGATATCCACGGAAGTCACCGTCCATGGCAGACCACAGTCCGGTATAATTCGTTTTTATCCATTCCAGCTGCTCACCGGTCATGTTCAGCATGTCACTCATGCCGTCAAATTTCACACCGTCCAGCTGTTTGGATATATCTCCGGCTACATCCCGCCAGTTCTTTCCCTCATATTTATAAGAGCCCTTCCACATCCGGTACTGCAACGAGTGCGACCCGGCAGAGGAACCGGAACCCAGCCGGGAATTCGCCAAACGCTTTGTTACTTCCCGTTCCGCATTCAGCAGGTTCAGGGCTTCCGCACCGGCTTGTGTCGCCTCTGCCCCGTAACTCTCTTTGATGTAGGCTTTCTTCTTGTTCAGCAAGGCATCCCATACATCCAGAAGCACGTCATACTTGGCAACCATCTCGTTGTAGTCCGAATAATCGGCACTATTGAACAGGCTGATGGTACCGCCCAGGGAGACTATTGACTTCACAGCCCCCTTTATGGTCTGCAGTCCGCCGGTCAGAACCGTCATCGGTTTGGTCAGGTCCATCTGTGCAAGACCGTTCATAATCTCATTCATGCCCTCCATATAGCCGTCCAGCCATTCAGGTGTCTCTATGCCCAGTTCGTTGATGATGCCCAACACGCCTTCGGCCACTTCCGCATATTCACGGGCTTTGTCCACACCGGCATGCAGGGAGTCGGTAGCTTCTGCCCGGGCTTTGCGCCTGGCCGCTTCGGTACTGTCCAGTTTGGCTGCGGCATCCTTCTTTTCCTGCTCTGTACCTTCTGCCAGCACCTTGTTATATTCCCTACGGGCTTCCGCCGCTTCCTTGTTGGCTTTGGTCAGAACGGCGAAGGAGTCGCTTATCGCTTGGAAAGGAGAACGCTGTTTCTCTTCCTGCTCGATGCTGTTGATGGCTTGAACGATTTCTTTGATATTCTCGGGAGAAAGGTTCTTCTGTTCCTTGATGAAGTCATGAAGCTGCTTCTTCAATCTGCCAAGGGCATCGGTAGACACTTTATCCAAATTGCCGAAGACAGAAGTCCAGTCTATTCCTTTTTTCAGGTTATCCAGATCGAGTTCTTTCAATACCTTGTCCTGTTCCTTTTTGAGGGATGCTTTTTCACCACCGGTCCTGGCTTTGGCTATCTTGTTTTCGTAATCCTTGACGATGGCGATGCGCTTTTCCTGGTAAGTGCCGTATTCCTTATTATAGTCAATCCACGATTGTTCTTCCTCTTCCTTCAGTTTCTTGTCCTTATCGGCATATTCTTTCGATATGTCATAATAATCCTTCATGTATCGCTCTCCGGCCAGGTTCCGTTGCCGGGTTGCCTGGTCCTTCACGGTAGCCACTTGTCCGGGCGTTACTGCCATTCCGTTCTTCTGCGCTGCCTGCAAAGCCTTCAGACGGTCGCGCTCTTCCCGGTCGATGCGCGCCAGCTCTTCATCAAACTGCTTTAGTGCCAGTTCTTTTTTCTTTTCCTCGCCCTCTTTCATCAGGGCAATGATCATGTCGTTTATCTTCTGGCGTGCTTTGAGTTCGGCTTCAGCAAATTCATCAGCCTTGCCCTGCTTGTCATTATCCTTTTTCTTCTTTTCGGCGCGTTCCTCATAATCGAGGATAACCGCATCCTGCATCGTTTTATTATAATTGTCCCATGCTTTTTGAGAATTCTCGCGAGCAGCTTCCAGTTGTTCTCTGGTGGCATCACCCTTCATAAACTTAGCATTGGCTTCATCGAAAGCTATATCTGCCATGGCAAGAGCTGTTTTAGCAGCTTCTTTCCGAAGTTCAATCAGCTCTTTCTTCGACTTTCCGGCCGCTTCGGCAATGCGGGTTTCAAAGTCCACATCATTGGATATTTGTTGAATAGCGGTTCCGGTCTTCTCGATTTCAGCATTTAGCTTCTTTTGAGCTTCCGCTGTTCTATCACTGTATTTATTCCAAAGATAAATCAAGGCCGTGATTGCCGCCGAAAGCCCCAACGTAAGTGTCGCCATCAGCGCCTTGGCTGCCACATTGGAGATGCCCAACGAAACCGCCAACCGGGTGTTCGCCGCCGTCAGCATATTCTTGGCACCTGCCAGCAGCACATGCGTGAAGTAACTGTCCTTGTTCAGCGTATTGGCAACCTGCTGCACACCCATGGTAATCGCCATCACAGCCTGCAGCCGGGTCTGTATCTCTGCCAGCTTCTCCTGCTCCACGCCAAAGAGGGAAGCCACACCTACACCTGCCGTCATCACTCCGGTAAGCCCGGACACCGCATCCATCGTGGCCCTGATATTCTTGTTGTCGTCCGAGAATATTCTTCCTTGAGTATTGATATCCCCCATGCGGTCCTGCATCTCGCCCAGTTGCTGCATGGCGGCAGCATATTCTTGTGTCCCTTCCGTCATCCCCGCCATCTGTTCCTTCAGATTGCGGATTTCCGTGCGCAGCATAATGTGCTTCTGCGAAGACTGCTCCACCTGCTTTTCCAAGGAAGCCAGTTCGCCCTTCTCTTCGGCAAGAACTTTCTTTGCAGCTTCCAAGTCGGCAACCACCGCCATTTTGGCTTTACCGGGAGCTGCTTTCTTCAATTGTTTCTCCAAAGACTTGATATCGGCTTCCACCTGCTTCACCACCTCGCTCTGTTCCTTCATGCGCGCCTTGAAGTCGGCCGTCACCTGCTCTACGGTCTTGCCCACCTTGGTGGTATCGCGTGCAATCTCGTCCAATCCTTCCTTGGTCTTGTTGCGGGTGATTATGGTAAGTTCTACGGGTTCCATCAGTCTGCTGATATGTGGGTTTGGAAGAAGGTCACCGGGTCTTTGCCTACAGCGCTTTCTTTCTGCATTTTCTTCATCAATTCCTTATATTGCCGTTTCTTCTGTTCTTCTACCGAAACGTATCGAGGGGCATCCTTCGCCATGAGTAACAGCATCGGATAGGGCACTTTCCAAAGAATGTAGTCTATACTCCAGCCGGTAGCTGTGGCCACCTGCCAGACTAACCCGAACGGGCTATGGGGGGATTCTGTGTACCCCTTTAACTCCCGCTGCCGGAATGGCTCAAGTTCGGCTTCATCGGATTGATCATTTCCACCGAGTTGATAGTAGTCTGAAAAGACTTCGGGTCGAGCATGGTGAGGAACTGGAACATGGCTTCCTGCAGGAACATGGGATGGACGCGCCAACGGAGCCACCAGGCTACGGGGCGGTTCAGCAACCTTCCCCAGAACTTGCTCCGCACCAATGTATAGGCCACCATGCGGCTGACCGTAATCCCATGCTCGGCTATAAACTTCATGTTCTGCTCGAAAGTATATTCCTGCATTTCGGCATAGGTGATGCCCATCTGCAGATGCAAGTTCGAAATCCTCATCAGATTGCCAAGCCCCGACGTCCGCATAACTACGCTGCGGGGTTTCTTTTTCCGGTATAGAAACTTGAATGGGCGGACGGGAATCGCCACGCCCATATCAAGCATCAATGCGGAAGCTTTCAACTGTTCCGTCTGTTCCATATCATCCTTCCTGGGTCTGCGGAGGGACAATGCGGTAACGGGTCACGCCGGTCTCCAAAGGTTTCAGACATTTCACCGTGCAGTCATAACTCAACACACCGTTCATGTTGATGGAATCGGCCAGTTCGCCACTCATCTTCGCGCGGGGAATTTCAATTTTATGGCCGCTGACACATTCCACTTCGAACGGTCCTTCCAAATCTTTGAAGTCCGTAGGTGGCTCATAAGCGCCGTCGGCCGTCGCAATCGTACCGCCAAACAAGTCTTTACACATCTCAGGTTTCAACTGGATGAGCTTGAAGCCGAAAGCAGTAGTGCCGGGGCTGCTGGTTATCTCATCCACCGGACCATCCTGCACCTGGGCGGCATAGATAGGAGTAGTCTGCTTGGCCTCACCCTTCGGCGACAAGCCTTCCTGGCTAATCCATCCGATTTCCTTGTTGTTGAACTTCAATTTACCGATGCCGTAAATCAGTCCGTTATTATCTTTCACTGCCATATTCTTTGCTATTTAATTGGGTTTTAATCGCCGTTTAATCAGTATCAGAAGAAGGACGGCAACGGCCAGCCGCCCTATCCATATCTGGAACCATTGGAAACCCGTAGGTGCATGTACCACTTCAGGCGGAGGGTCTTCTTCCTTTTCCAGAAGTTCATTGCGTATGCGGATGTTTTCTTCCGTCAGGATAATCACCTCGCGGGCCAGGCTGTCGCACGTGGCGGTCACTTCGATGCTGTCGCCCGATATCCGGTTTACGTTCACCGCTGCCTGCCCGCTGCGGGCACTAAACCCGGTACCGATAGGTATTCGGTTCAATATCGCAGTCGGAAAGGCCGTCTTCGCCAGACTTGGCGGTATCGGCTGTTGTATCAGAGCGAATCGTTTTACGCCGCGCAGGCTGTCGAGGGAAGTGGTTTTCTCCAACCTTATCGGGCTTTTGCAGCTCGCTGCGCACAGGGCAGTCAGTAGCAAAACGGCAAGTATTCGACTTCTCCACGGCCCTGCGGAGTTTCCCGAGTTCTTTTCTAATCGCATTGATTTCTTGTTTTAAGGGTTCTACTATTTGGTCCATCAGGATTTGCATCGCTTTCTGTACGTTGTCCAGCTCGCTGCCGCGGGTGTTCACCTGCGCAGCCTGCACATCGGCCTTCAGTTTCTCCACTTCCTGGATGTACTTCCTTCTGTCTATATACATCTTGAATCCTCCGGCGCCTATGACAGCCGTAAGGATACCACAGACAAGCCTCATGTATTCAAGTGTATCCATTCATCGTTCCTCCTATATTTTAGAGTAAGTCCCAACCGGCATGTACGTCCGCCATGACAGCGGGTACTCCGTTTTCCACCAGCGAAATCGCGGCTGCGAAAGCACACATCGTCGCTTTGTCATTCACATCGGGCACATAGCTGTCCGGCACCTGCATTTCGGTGCACACCCTCCGGATATAGCCCGATGTGTTGTTTTCGGAAGGCGGTGCCCAGCGGTTGATGAAGTCCGCTACCGTGCGGCAGCTGTTGTTACGGCGGTAATTCTGCAGCAGCTTGATAAGCGCACGGTATCCGTATGCCATCGAACGGAATTGGCAGAACGACTTGTCTTGCGAAGGCCTCACCTCCCCCTGCCACAAGGTGCGTGACAAGCGGATGTTCCCGGGGTTGTTATTGCGTAGTCCGCGGCTCATTACCCTTCTGCTGGTTTAAATGCACCATCGGCACGCCAGTCCAGCGCGATGAACTCCTCGCCGAAACCAATCTGCGTATCCGCCTTCATCAGCATCTTGAAGAAATAGAGTTCGCTGGCGTTGGCCCACTTGTCAATCTGGATTACATTCTCGTCGTCCTGCAGGTTGACGGCCGCGAAAAGGTTGCCGTTCATCCCGCTGTCGCAGATGGTGGCTACTATCAGTCCTTCGGGCCATTGGGTCAGCACCTCGAACGGGATGCCTTTGTAGCGTTCCTGGTTGATGTCCGTAGGAGCCGTGCCTTTGTTGGTAAGCTGCGTCAGTTCGTCGTCGTAGGTGTCGAAGTCCGTCACGCTCATGAGGATGCGCAGGTTGGGGTTGTTACGCATGGTTACGGGAATCACTGTGCGCAGTTCCTTCAGGCGTGCCAGCATGGTGGTGCCCACAGTCTTCACTTTTACCACGTCCTCATCCTTGGCGGCCTGCGTCAGTATGCCGTCCATCAGCAGCATATCGTCCGAGCCGTCCTCGTACTTGCCGTTGATGTACTGGTAGCCCAGTTCGTGTCCCACTTGTTTCAGCAGCTCGCTCAGCAGGAGGCTTTGGATATTAGCCGGAAGCTGACGGAACACAAGGTCGCCCGTCGGCTGGAAAGGTCGCCAGATGTGCTCGAAGGCACGCGGGTTGAAGAGCGTAAACGCCATCATGTCCTTGGGCGTCAGTTTCCGTTCGCTGTAGGTGAAGTCGCCTTTGCTGTCCGATTTTGTCGGGTCTTCCTTGCGTTTCTGAAGCATTCTGCCCGTCTTCACACGCGGAATGCTGATAGCGCTGTTCACACCCGGAATCACCATGATAAGCCCTTTATTCACCAGTTCGTTGCCGGTAGTGGCAAGGGTGAGCACGTGTTCCAGTACTTCGCCACCGTAGTTGGTGGTATTCAATCCTTGAATTGCCATTGTCTTTTAATTCTTTAATTGTTAATTATTAATTTGCGCCTCGGCGCACTACATTTTCACTTTCTGCCGTCCGCGTATCTGCGGAGCACTGCCTGCACTGCGCACGCTGCTGCCTACGTTCTTTCCGAAGTAGGACGAACCGCCCAGTTTGGCGTTTTTGGGATTCTTAATCGGTACCATGTCAATGAAGAATTAAGAATGAATATTGAAGAATTACGGGCGGCGGTTGGCTTCGCGTATTTCTCGTTGTCTTTTCTCCCAGGGACTTTCAGCAGTGCCGTCACCGGCAGGCGCTTCCAGTCTGTCCTTCAGCAGCTTCTTCGGCTTCAGAGCCTTCAAGGCACTCATGCCGTTCTTGAAGTCGGCTTTCAGGATGTTCTTGTAGGTGTCCTTCTGGTCGGCACCTATGCGGCCGTCGGTCACGGCATCCGTCACGGCGGTTTCAATGCGCTCTTCCTCCTGCTTTTGCAGCTGCTCTTTCAGTTCGCCGTTCTCTTTCTCCAGGTCGTCGGCCTTGTCCGCGCGCCGGGCAATCTCGCCGAGCATGGCCATCACCGCCGTTTCGTCGGCGCAGTTGGCAAAGTGGGGAATTTTCTTAAAGTCTTCCAATTTCATTTTATCAGGGTTTTGTGGCTGTTGCTCCAGCTCCAGCCGGTTAGTAAATATGCGGTATATATCGTCCGTGGTACTTTCGTCGGGCACAGCTTCCACGTCGTAGATGGCATCTATCAATCCCAGCTGCAGGGCTTCGTCGGCTTTCAGCCAATGGTCGGTGCCGTCGAAATAGGCATTCTTTATCTCTTCCTTATCCTTGCCGCAGCGCTCGCCGATGATGTCGGCAATGGTGTCTTCCAGGCTCTCGATGGTCTGTATCATGTCCGCCAAATCCTTCTTGTTGCCGTAGCAGCCACCGGAGACGTTGTGCAGCATCATCCGGGCATAACGGCTCATCTCAACACGCTTGCCGCAAAGGGCGATGACACCGGCGATGCTGGCGGCAATGCCGTCTATATAGATGGTGACATTGCTCTTGCATTGGCGGATGGCATTGAAGATGGCGATGCCGGGATAAACATCGCCGCCGATGGAGTTGATTCGCACGTTCAGGTTGGCATAGCTGCTGTCCAGGTACATCAGTTCGTTCACGATGTCCCGGCTGGCTATCCTGCCGTCGCCGCCTTCGTCGCTGATTTCTCCGTAGAGCAGCAGGCAGGCGGTTTGTTCGTTGAGTATGGATTTGAAAAGCATTGCTATTACGATTTGACGATTTACTATGTACGATTGGAGACTGTCCGCTCGCTGTTATCTGCGGCAAACTTACGGCGGCAGCGATAACCGCACAAAAAAGTGTGTAACCCTTGCGAACAAGTTTGCAGGCGGTGCGGCATAGCTGGCAACCGCTCCACGTTTTTTTCCGGTTCACAACTCGGATAATGACCTTTGCGTAAAATCGTAAAACATAATTCGTATGGCCGAACTTACCGCACAACAGAAAAAAGACTACGCTCGCATGCTCTACCTGAAGGACAATCTCACCCAACAAGAGATAGCGGAAAAGGTAGGGGTATCACGCCAGTCCGTGATTCGATGGATGAAGGCAGAAAAATGGGAGGAGATGAAAGTGGGTGTCACCCTGAGCCGTGAACAACAGATTTCCAACCTGCACCGCCAGGTGATGGAACTGAATAACGTCATACTATCGCGCCCGGAAGGAGAACGCTATGCCACCGCTCCGGAAGCCGACACACTGGGCAAACTGGCAGCAGCCATCAAAAAGATGGAAACGGATGTAGGCATTGCCGACCTTGTAAGCGTGGGCATACGGTTCATCGAATGGATTCGCCCGATAGACCTGGACAAAGCGAAAGAGGTAACCATACTCTGGGACAAATTCATAAAAGACCAGCTGTAGCCATGAAGCAGGAAGAAAGAAACGCGCTCGGCAACTGGGAAGAATATAAGGCGGACATCAGCAACTCCACCCCGGTGGATGTGAACATGAGCCGGGCCGAACGGGAAAAGCACCGCCTCTATCTAGAGGCACACCCGGTGGAATGGATTCAATACTTTTTTCCGGAGTATGCCAAATATCCGTTTGCGCCTTTCCATAAGAAAGCCATCAGACGCATATTGGGGAACGATGAGTGGTATGAGGTACTGTCATGGAGCCGCGAGCTGGCCAAGAGTACGGTAGTGATGTTCTGCGTCATGTACCTGGCACTGACCGGAAAGAAAAAGAACGTGATGCTGGCAAGTGCCACCCAAGACAGTGCCAAGCGTCTGCTCGACCCTTATCGTGCCAACTTCGAGGCGAACGGCCGCATCAAGGCCTACTATGGCGAGCAGGTAAACCTCGGCTCATGGACGGATACGGAGTTCATCGCCAAGTGCGGCTGTGCCTTCCGTGCCATCGGTGCGGGTAATGCTCCGCGCGGCAGCCGTAACGAGGCCGTGCGTCCGGATGTGCTGTTGGTAGACGACTACGATACGGACGAGGACTGCCGCAACCCGGACATCATACAGAAAAAGTGGGACTGGTACGAACAGGCATTCTACGCGACGCGCTCCATCAGCGAGCCGACCCTGATTGTATGGTGCGGGAATATCATTGCCCGCGACTGCTGCGTGGCGCGTGCCGCCACCCTGGCCGACCATCACGACATCGTGAACATACGCGACAAGGATGGGCACAGCACATGGCCCGAGAAGAATACGGAAGAGCACATCGACACCGTGCTGCGCAAAATCAGTGCCGCCAGTGCGCAGAAGGAGTACTACAACAATCCGGTCACCGAGGGCGAGGTCTTCAAGGAAATCACTTACGGACGGGTGCCCGACTTGAAGAAGTTCCCCTTCCTCGTCATCTACGGAGACCCTGCACCGGGCGAGAACAAAAGCAAGAACAGCAGTACCAAGAGCTGCATCCTCATGGGGCAGCTCAAGGATAAGGTATACGTCATCAATGCCCGTCTGGACCGCGGGCTTAATGCCGGGTTCATCGAATGGTACGTGCAGCTGCTCGAGTACGTAGGCGGCAAGACGTCCGTATATTGCTATATGGAGAACAACAAGCTCCAGGACCCTTTTTTCCAGCAGGTATTCAAGCCCCTCGTGGCCAAGGTGCGAAAGGAACAGCCGGGCATACAGCTGTATATCCATCCCGATGAAGACCGCAAGACTGACAAGGCGACCCGCATCGAGGCCAATCTGGAACCGCTGAACCGCGAAGGCAACCTCGTATTCAATGAAATGGAAAAGGACAACCCGCACATGAAGCGTCTGGAAGACCAGTTCAAACTCTTCACCCTGCGCCTGAAGTTCCCCGCCGACGGGCCCGACTGCGTGGAGGGCGGCTTGCGCATCCTCAAGAAGAAGGTACAGCAGCTGAAGCCCATTACCGTGGTACGCCACAATCCCCGCAGCAACCCCAAACGACTGTGACAAGCATATTAATAATTAATAATGAAAGAATTAAAATGAGCCAGTTTATCCAACCCGAAGACTACGACGCCAGCATCCACAGTGAGATACTGGGCAGGCTGACCCGCGACGACGCCGCCGTGGTGGAAATCTGCGAAGACCGTGCCATCGCCGAGATGCGCGGCTACCTCAGTGCACGCTACGACGTGGATGCCATCTTCTCGGCCGAAGGCAGCGCACGCAACCAGCTTGTCCTGATGATGACAATCGATATCGCCGTATACCACTTGTTCAGCATACACAACCCGCAGAAGATGTCGCCGATACGGAAAGACCGCTACGAACGGGCAATAGAATGGCTGAAGCAGGTGGCGGCATTCAAAATCACCGTAGACGGTGCACCCGGACTGCCCGATGAAGAAAGGAAGCAGGACAGCCCCTGGATGTTCAGTAGTAATCCCAAACGAACGACCCATTTATGAAAAGAATCAATTTCCCGAAGTTCTGGAACAAGGCGCCCCACAGCAAGCAGCGCATCACCGAAGGCAGCAACGTCACCCGCCCGGGTGCCACCATCATACTGACACAGCCCCAGCGTTTCGGCATCGGGCTGGACGACTACATGCAAGGCATCCGCAGCTTTGAGAACGTGGACTTCACACAGCGCGTGCGCATCTACGATATCTACTCCGAGAGCCTGATGGACCCGCACCTCTTCTCCGTCATCCAGAAACGCAAGAGCGGCGTGCTGGGCCGCAAGATAGAGTTCCGGCGCAACGGAATGCCCGACGACAAGGTGAACGAGCAGATATCCTCCCCCTGGTTCCTGCGCTTCCTCGAAGATGCGCTCGACGCCCAGTACTGGGGCTTCACGCTGGTACAGTTCTACATCAACGACAAGGGCTGGATAGACTACTATCTGGTGCCGCGCAAGCACGTAGACCCCGTGCTGCGCATCATCAAGACCCGCCAGAACGATATTACCGGCGAGAGTTTCGACGAATACCCCGACCTGCTGATGATACGAGGTAAGGAACCGCTGGGCGTACTGGCGCGCTGTGCTCCCTACGTCATCTACAAGCGGGGCACCGTGGGCGACTGGGCACAGTTCTCCGAGCTTTTTGGCATGCCCATACGCAAATACACCTACGATGCCGCCGACCCTGATGCACTTACTGCTGCCATGGATGCCGCCAGAAGCCAGGGTGGCGCTGCCACCTATTTCCAGCCCGAAGGCTCCAATCTGGAATTCGTGGAGACGGGCAATACCACCGGCAGCAGTGAGCTGTACAGTAGTTTCGTGGACCGCTGCAACGCCGAAATGAGCAAGGCCGTGCTGGGCAATACCCTCACCACCGAAGCCAGCGAGACGGGTACGCAAGCCCTTGGAACCGTGCACAACAAGGTGGAGCAGGAACTTGTGGAGCAGGACGCCCTCGCCATCCTCAACCTGCTGAACTACGACATGACCGACCAGTTTGCCGCTCTGGGAGTGAACACCGCGGGCGGAGAATTCGTCTATGTGGAGGAGGCCGACCTGGAGCAGGTGAAGACAAAGGCCGAACTGCTTGAAAAGGCTGTCAGTGTGTTCAACCTCCCCATGTCCGACGACTATCTGTACGAGCAGCTGAATATCGAACGTCCCGATAACTACGAGCAGCTGAAAGCGGAAATGGAAGAAAAGAAGAAAGCCGCCAACTTCTTCGGACTATCTTCATTCTCTTCCTCCGAGGAGCAGGGGGAGGTGGCAGCGAAACACCTGGCCGACAAATCTCCCCAAAACCGCACAACCTCTTTTTTCGCGGACGCCCCGCACGGCAACGGGGCTTTAGACTAGTAGTCGACGAGCTTTATCGCAATGCAGCCGATGACGATGACGACGTTAGCACCGCCTTCGTCTTCGACGACCGCGCCCTGCGACGCTCCCTCAAGCGCGTATACGAAAAGAACTTCCACCCCATGACGGAGATAGAAGAAACTCTTTTCAACGAGACCTTCCGCATCATGACCGATGCCACCAACAAAGGTCTCAGCAAGTCCGGTGCGGAAGTCACCCCGGGCTTCAGGCAAAAGCTGGAGCAAGGCAACGCCGTCTTCTCCGCCTTCAAGGTGCACCGCATGCAGAACGATATTGCCGCACAGCTCTACGATTCAAACGGTGTTTTAAAACCGTTTGAACAGTGGAAAAACGATGTTCACCCCATGCTCGACCACCACATAGGACACTGGCTGCGCACGGAATACAACACCGCCGTCATCCGTGCCCGCCAGGCTGCCGACTGGCAACGCTTCGAGCAGTATGCCGACATCCTGCCGAACCTGGAGTGGATGCCCAGCACCAGCGCCAATCCGGGAGCCGACCATAAAGTGTTCTGGGGTACCATCCTGCCCATCAGCCACCCCTTCTGGAACATGCACCGTCCCGGCGACCGCTGGAACTGCAAGTGCTCACTGTCCGCTACCGACGAGCCGCCTACTGGAGCGCCGCGCAGCAACGACCCGAAAGACCGGCCTGCACCGGGGCTGGACAACAATCCGGGTGTGGACGGGAAGCTGTTCAGCGACACGCATCCGTACATCGCCAATGCATACGAAGGTGCAAAGGATGCGGTGATGACATTCCTGAAAAACTATTTCCCCGATTATGCCAAGGTGAAGGTGGAGCCGCAGCATGACCAGGACGGAAAGTACTCGGAACGTACCAAGGAAATCAAGAAGGAAGCCAGGGCGGAACTTCAGGGAACCACCCTTGTACATCCCGAATTCAAAGGGGAAATTGCCATATCCCGCCGCAGTATTGACGAATGGACCAACCAGCCGCATGTGCACTACGCCCACAAGAACGAACTTATCTTTCAGATAGGCAGCGTACTGAAGAAAGCAAAATACCTGGGATATGGAAAGGATGCAAGCCCGAAACCGGGTTCCAAGTGGGTGCATCTGTTTGAGATTAAAATACTGGGAGACAAGAGTTGGATTGTCGTAAAGGAATATGAGGACGGAAGCAAGATTCTGTACAGTATTTCGGATAGCCCGAATATCCTGAACCAGCTGAAAGAGAAATAGCCTCTAAATCACGGCCGGAAATACAATCCGGCATAGACTTAAAAGCTATTTCCATGCACAAATATACATCTATTTATTTAATAAACAATGAATATTCAAGAATTTAACCGCCGCATCCTGCAATACCGCAAGCAGGTGGACGACCTGGCACGCCGACGCATGCCCGTACTGGCCGGGAACATTGCCAAACGACACATCGAGGAAGACTTCCGGCGCGGCGGTTTCACCCACAATGGCTTCCACAAATGGCCGGATACCAAACGGCAGAGGAGCGGTGGAAACAGTGCCGGTGCGCAATACGGCCCACTGCTCTCCGGCAGGAACCATCTTTCGGGCAGCATCGGGTACACACCGGGCGACGGCCAAGTCACCGTCTACACCCGTGTACCTTACGCTGCTGTTCATAACCGGGGTGGCACCACGCACCCCACCGTCACTCCGAAGATGCGCCGCTATGCCTGGGCGCAGCATTACCGCGAAGCCGGTGGCGACAAGAAGAAGGATACCTTCTGGAAGCGCCTGGCACTGACCAAGAAGACAAAGCTCACCGTCCGCATCCCCCAGCGCCGGTTCATGCCATCCAAGCCCGGACCGGAACTGGAACAGAAGATAAACGATAAATTGGATACAGAAATCCGCAAAATCATAGCAGCCGATTAGTACAATGGCACATTATTCACATTAGCACATTTATATCATGGAACAACTATTCAATGACCTCCAGCAACAGATTGCAAAGGAAATGGGCAGCACCGTCTCCCTCATCGACGAAGACTACGGCCAGCTCGAAGCCCTTGCGGGCGGTGAGGACCAGTACCCCGTAACCTTCCCCTGCGTCCTTATCGGCATTCCCGAAACCCTCTGGGAAAACCTGAAGGGCAACCTCCAGCACGGCAAGACCACCGTCACCGTCCGGCTTGCCTTCGACTGTTACGACGACACGCACTACGGCAGCGCACAGGAACAGCATGTGGCCGAACGCATGGCGCTTGCCCGGCGACTGAACAGCTGCCTGCACGGCTGGCGGTTCGAAGGGTGTGCCACCGCCCTGGTGCGCCGTGCCAACCGGCAGTTCTCGCTACCCGGATGCATCAAAGTCTATGAGATGGAGTATACCACTACCGTGGCCGAAGAAATTCAGAACAGCGAAAGCTGACGCTCCAGTTCCTCCTGCTGGCGCAGCACGCGCGGGTCGGCACTGGCGTTGATGATGTTATAGAATGTCTTTTCACAGATGGGATAGAGCGGCCAGATGTAGCGGCGAAGAATCTCGCGGTTACTCAGGCCGCTGCGGCTGTGCTCGTCGTAGATGCGGAGAATTTCTTTCACCCGGTGCGCATAGCTCCGGCCAACAATGGAACGATGATATTTCTTCATACCCTAAAAACTGATTTGTGATTACCCTGAAACTGTCTGAAAACCCTATGCAAAAATAATTATAAACACCCATTAATGCAACTAATGTCGCCAGAAAGCACATACTACAACACGGAATAGCCCGTTTCGCCCACCTTTGCACCGTCTTCTTCGCGAAACAAGACAGAGTGAACGCAATTTGTGCACGCCCGTACAGCGCAGCCAAATTGTAAATCGTACATTGTAAAATCGTAAATGAAATGGTAAACTATTCCCTTGCTCTGATGAGCACAAAACCGGGCGATGAAACCGCCCCCAAGAAATATTACGCCAAGGCGCAGGCCAGCGGCGAAGTGAACATGGACGAAATGGCCGAAGACATCTCCTACGCCACCTCCCTGACGGACGGTGACGTGCTGAACGCCATCCGCGCCCTCATCAAGCAGGTGAACCGGCACCTGTCGGCAGGCAAGATTGTACGTCTGGAGAACTTCGGCAGCTTCCAGCTGCAGCTGTGCAGCACCGGCGCCGAAACCGAGAAGAAGTTCACCAGCGCCAACATCACCGAAGCCACCGTCCAGTTCCGCCCCGGCAAGCCCGTGAAGGCTGCCACCCGTGCGGGCGACGGCGGGCTTACCTTCAAGCGTGTGGCCAAGAAGGGTGAAGCGCCCCTGCCCGATGACGGCGGAAATACCGGGGGAGGCAGCGACGGCAACCAGGGGGAGAACCCGCTGGGCTGAGAACCGCCCGGTAGCAGTGCAATGACTACGCAGTAGTAAACGAACAATTACCCGTAAGTAGCCGACCAACTACTTACGGGTAGTTTTTTGCCCTGCTGCAGCGCAGCCTTTCATTCTTTCATTATTAATTCTTAACTTGCAAAGCACTATGAAAGCAATCTACATGAGTGACCTGGCACAAGCCTATTTCCCGAACTCCACACCCCGCAGCGCCTCGGCACAGCTGCACCGATGGATAAAGCTGAACACCGAACTGCAGGAACGGCTGGAACAGCTGCACTACAAACCCCGACAGCGCGCATTGACGCCGCTGCAGCACGAGGCGATAACGGAGTGCCTGGGGGAACCGGGAGAGTGAGGCTCTTGGACAGAAGAACAAAAAGACAAAAAGAAAGCCGCTGACGGGAGGACCGCAGCGGCTTTTGCCTTATTACTGGTTGAGAGAAAGCAACCATCATTTCTTTTTTGCTGAATTCTCTTCCGAATTACCCTTGACGAATATTGAGACAATTGAAATCAACACAGCACCTCCCATTATACCGGCAAACCAAGGCTTATCCAAATACAAAGCGTAACCTGTAACTGTCGAAAAGACAAGTATACAAAGAAAAGCAAAGAACATTCCCCACCAATTCATTCTTCCAATACGTCCTTCCGTTTTTTTTATAATTTGAAGTTTCTGCTTATCCATTGCATGACGATGCGTTTGCTCTTTGACTGAAGCATCTATTAAATAATCCACTATTCGAGGGTCAATATTTTTATAAGCCTGTAATTCACCTGGTGAGGGCAAACAATTATCATCCACCGTAAAAGTTTGTTCCAATTGCTTTCCTATGCCTCCATTGGTAGAAACTTGTGTCTCCTTCTGTTTGATTTCTTGTTTTCCCATTATTATCCTACAACCAAATTAGTCAATGATTTACGTACATCGCCTTCTACGGATCTGCGGTCACGTAACAGATTAGCCTTGTCATCGGAGCGCTTTTCTTCTTTGCCAAACATCTCCTTTTTCAGTTCATCAATAGCCTCTGATTCTTCGTAATATCGTCCTTGGGAAGCTTCACGAAACGTATCTGCCCCTTTCTTCAAGAACCGACCAATTTCTTTTATTACACACATATTTGCCTCCATTCTATATTGATTATATCTTATAAAACACTTGCTTACCCAAAAGGTTCATGTATCGGAATCATTCATACTTCCATTTTGAACACGCTACAAATAACGGCATTTTCCGCGAGTTTGCCAACTTTTCAATCACGAAATGTGCAAAACAGCCACAAGAACATACCTTGTTCCCGGATAGGCGGTCAAACCACACCGGGATAAGATTGATTCATTTCCGATTTGTTTTTAGCCAAACAACATCGGGTTTAGCTCATAGTTACTTATTAAAATCTCTGTCTTACGTTTCGCCTTAGTGAGATTGGCGACTTTGAGAGGCATATCTATCTTTTCAACGTGCCATTTATTCACAGCAACAAAGTACCGTAATGTCTGACACCAAAAGTTAGATAAGATGAATTTTCCTTTTATTCCCTGCAGGACGGTGAGCATCTGGAACAATTCTTCGTGGGTATATCCACGGTAATGACCTTGAGTACATCCTGGATATGGTGGGTCAAGGTAGAAAAACGTATCGGATGTATCTCTTTGTTTTATTACATCCAGCGCATCCCGACAAGAAATTTGCACATCCTGCAGGCGATTCTTCAATACGGAATTAAACTCTCTACGCTTGTTTCGCATGAATACACCGGTATGGCTTCCTGCCGAACCATTACACCATTTCCAACCACCGTGCATACTTCCGGAAAAAGAACCGTTTGTTATTATGAATACAGCCCAGGCTATATCAGTGTCTCCGGCCGGAACTCTTCCGTTATAGTAATCTTTAGCCAGATAGTAGTCAGATTCGGAACAAAGACTATTGTCAATCTTTTCAGCCAGTTGCTCAAAATTAGTCGCAACCTGCCGATAGAACGTAATAAGTTTATCGTTCTTATCATTAATCACCTCAAGATAGCTTTTGGGCTTTTGAAAAAAAACAGCACCTCCACCAAAAAAAGGTTCACAATAAATTTTGTGAGCCGGCATCATAGAAATAATTTTGGCTGCCAGCTGCTGCTTACCTCCGTAGTATGTTATTGGTGTTCTCATTTGATTCCTTTCTGATTTGTTATACGCCAATTATCTTATCATTGATACGAAATATGTTATCACTCACAAAATCGTATATCTTATACATAAGTTCCGGCTCTTCCTCTTTCGGAGAATAAACCATTACCTTTTTACCTGCACCTTTCATCCATCCAGCTTCCGTATTAGCCGACCGACCACAAGGAAGAACCATAACACAGACATCCGCCCACTTCATGCCATTAAAATCTGAATCAAATCCTTTTTGTGCAATCGGATGATTAAGAGCTTCACGATATTGCTCTGTTGTCCAGTTCTGCCAATCAGGATCTATATCAGACCATTGGAAACCACCATTACCATGAAAAGGATTCTTAAAATCGTAAACCTCATGTCCTAAATCACGGAGAATAGCTACAATGTCCTGTTGAAATACATTTTTCCAACTACTTGTTACATAAATCTTTGCCATAATATTTTTTTTTATAATTTCACTTTTGTATTTTTGTTACAGCATTTGCGACTATGGAAGAAAACGTCTAACAAACGTTTTGTGGGTTCAAATCCCTGCCAAATGTTAGGCAATATTGCCGTATAACAAATTAATTTTTATTATGAAAAAATTAATTTGTTAGATTGGGCGTAAAAAATCCCAATCTAACATAAAATTGATTGGAAAGTTTATGCTTGAAACTTTATGTTTCCTCGTTGCTATTATTGGTCTCATTGGAGTTATTCATTCCATCATCACAGGAGGCTTTATAATAACTGGATGGTAGGCACTATAGTTGATAACAGAAATCTATGGTATCAAATAGTACTTAAAAGCATAAATCGCCCTAATGAGGCAAGTCTTACAGACTTGCCTCATTTTTATTTTGTTAAGAGTTAAACAACTTATAAAAATACACCAATACCGCTATGCATATTATTGTAGCGCATACAATGCTAGTGCATTGTACGGGTGTGGATAACTGAGTAAATTGTTCCATGATATCTTTCCTTTTTTAATCCACCTGATACAGCCTGCACCCCGTCTTCTCCTTTGCCCTGTACAGAAAACTTGCCGCCTCGTCGCTGTCCACCACCAGACGGATGGCGGTGAGTCCTTCCGTCTTGGGCTTCTGCAGGAGCAGGGAGCACGGCTGTTCGTAGTAGTTCCTGTAGAAGATGAAATCCGCCACATGGAAATTGTCTATCTGGACAATGTATTTTACGGGAATACGCATAGGACTTCAGTGGTTAAATGTCGTTTGAATTCCCTTTGAGGCAGGGTTTCACTTCCCCGTCCGGTACCCAGTCCACCGTAACGATGCCTTTCACTTTGCCGGTGCCGCCACACTTGGGGCACGGGACCAGCTCCGTGTCCTTTACCGTGATGTCCCCCTGGAAATAGCCGTTGCCCTGACAATAGCCGCAGGAATACCCCGGGAATTCTCCGACGGTCTCCCGTCCCGTTCCGAAGAGGGGCGCCGTTACCAGCACCCCGTTCTGTTTCTTGCTCATGGTTTGTTCTGTATTAAGTTCTTTTTCTCCTTTCATAATTCCAGCCGTTCAGTCTGTACACCTCGCGCCGTGCCTCTTCCCTGGTCGGATATTCATTCACCTTGGTGCCAAGAGTGGATATCTCCGGAGGGAAGCTGTCACCCTGACGGTAGGTGATATCGAGATACACCGCCCAGCACCGACCGCGGGGACGGTACCGGTAACAACGATGTATCTCCCTCATCTCACTGCTCAACCGCATCACTCTCCTTTTTAGGCTCCACATAGAAGGTCTCTTCCTGCACCACCTGCACACCGATCTTCGGGAAATAGGATACCACGTCAGGATTCTCACGGTCAGCCAGCAGTCTGTCCTTGGCAAGCTCCTCACTGGTGCGGATATACTGCGGCAAAAGCTCCTTGCATAAATTCGTCACTGCCGCCCAGGTGAACCCCTTCAGGTTCTTCAGCTTCGGTGTGCCGGTACGGAAACCGAATACGCCATGGGTGCTTTCCAGGCTTTTCTTCCTGGAGAACAGTTCTTCCTTGTTTTCTACGGCGTATGCCTGCATGATGTCGAAGTTCTTTTCCTTTGTGGCAGACAGTTCTGCCAGCTGGTCCGCATACTTCTCGCGGATACGGGTCATCTCAAGGTCCATTTTTGAGGTGAGGTTCTGTACTTTGGCATCGGCCGCCGCAAAATCTGCGAAGGCCTGCTCTGCCTGCTCGCGGCTGATGCCGCTGACTACTGTTTTCTTTGTTCTTGCCATAATTCTTGCTCTTTTGATAGGGTTAATAATTTAATAGTTGATTTTATTTTTCTGCAGCTTGCTGGCATTGCGGTGATAAGACCTGTACTCTTCTGTTTTCGTAGGGTCCTCCAATTGCCGGAGTTCCCGGTCGATGTTGTCGTAACGCACCAGCTCCGCGCGGTATTCGTCCAGCAGGCGGTCGTACTCGATAGGTCTCAAGGCGGTAATACCCGCCATCAACCGGTCCTGCAGGTCACAGATACGGTCTGCACAGACTTCGAGACGGGATGCCAGCCGTTCACGGCGTTTGTTCCTGTCTACGATATGAACCATTGGGATATATTGATTATCATTATCTACCATCTCATCTCCTCCCCTTCTTTATTGTGATAAAATTCTGCACAACCGGAGCGGCGGCAAGCTCACTCCGGCTGTAATAGACCAGTCCGGCTTTGCGGTATCCGGTAATGTAACCCTTACGCTGCCAGGCATTCAGCGTCTCACGGCTACATCCTATAAGCTCTGTAGCATCTTTCTGGCCGATATAGTCCGCACGGTTCGTATCCGGCAATTTCTGGTATTCGGCACGTTGGCGGCGTTCTTTCAACAAATCCTCCACAAAGCCTTCCAACTGCGCGACCTTACGCTTCAGAGCCTCAAATTCCCGTACACTGACTGACTGGCGCTCTTTGGGCTCAGGTCTGTCAACCGTCACCGGATATCTGTCCGCATCGGGTATCAGCTCTTCCAGCGATAATCGCCCTGCGGCAAAACGGGCGGCGTCACGGCAGGCATAAAACACGGTCTCGTCCTTGTCTTCCTCCGGAACAGAAGCCACGTAGGTGGCAAACACCTGACTCTCATTATGCCCGTTTTCCAGCACCTCGGCCTGGAGCAGACTGATTTTATCCCCTTTCATGCGGAGAATGGCAATTCCTTTCTTTATTTCCTGTTTCTTTCTCATTGTATCAATCCTTTTTAAGTTTCCTTTCCTCACGGCGCATCCACGCCTCCAGCTGTTTCTTGGTGGCCTGGAGTTCCCAAAGCCTCATGCTTGTAACGTCCTTGCGCGCTTTGCTGTACTTACGTGCCCAGATGTTCAGCTTCGCCACGTTCATGCGGTATTCCTCCTCACTGTCGCTGGTGAACCCCTGGTTCAGCTGGGGAATCTGGAACGAAAGACGGTAGATGTCCCGGAATACATTCCTGGCTTCTGCCATCTGCATGGCCCGTGCCTTGTCGTCCGTCGGGTTCAACCGCTCCAGCAGCTGCCGCGCCTCCTGCATTGTCAGCTCCCGGCTGCTTTCCGTACGGCCGGAAGTGAACTCGTAGATGCAGCCGTGGCGGGCCTCGTCATCCATGCCGATACGGTGGAAGGTGGCGTGCAGGGCTTTAAACTGCTGGGCGCTGATAGGTTTGTCGGCAGTCGTTCTCATGGCTCATTACATATTACATTCTCCCCAATATCTTGCCGCCTCTTCCGGCCAGATGTCATAGTAGCCTTTCGGACCGATGAAGCGTCCCTTGCTGAAAGCCCGGTAGCCCTCGACGTAGATTTTCAATGACGCGTCAAACATCACGCTCTTGCCACTGCGTCCGGTAGGCAGCCTGCCACTGGCATGGCTGATAAAAATCATCAGCTTGTTACGGTGGCGTTCCTTGAATTCAATATACTGCCGATAGGTCATCTGTGTGTATTGGAAACTGTCTATCACCACAAAATCTGGTGATTTCTGACGTTTCAGACGCAGGCTGAGCTGCTCGATGCTTTCATTGTCGATAAGCAGAAAGCGACGGTTGACCTCCATCATGCCAAAGCGGCGGAGTGTGTCCTGCATGGTGAGGCAGGCACCTTCTTCCATACTGTTATAGGCCACACGGCCGAAACGGCAGAGATACTTGCAGAGCTGCATCACAAATGAAGTCTTTCCGTTACCGGAGTTCCCCCACACAAACCAGACACCCCGACGCTCGGGTGTGCCGAAAGCGTCATGCCACACCCCCTCAAAGTCCAGTGTGTCAAACTTCATGGAAAGCATCTCACGTACCCCCTTGGCATTACGTTCAAAAGTCTCACTCATTACTCTGCCCCTCCTTTCTGCTGCTCGGCACGGCGCTTCTGCGCATGTATCACCCGCTTCACACGGCGCAGGTCATTGTCACTGGCTTCAGCATCTTTCAGCACACGTCTTATCTCGGCTTCACCGGTCAGCCCGTTGGCCTGACAGATGGCATACACGTCGTTGCGGCTGGTGGCGTTCAGGTCGAAGAACTTGCGTCCGATGCGGCTGTTGATTTCCTTGTAGCCTTTCTTGTTGTATCTCAGCCCGTTGTCCACACGCCGCTTGATATAGTCGGTACTCATGAACACGATACCCGCGCGTCCTTCCAGGCGGTTGTAGATGCTGATGAAGTAATTCAATACACAGTCCGTCAGCTTGTCCCCCTCATCGAAGATGAGCAGCGGGTTCTGGAGAAAACCGATCATACCGAGCGCATAGTCCAGCATGTCACGCAGGTTGCTGGTGCTGTCGGTAGGCGCGCCCACCTGCTTGGCTATCTCGCGCACAAAATCGCTGCGTTTCATATCTTCCGAGCAAAGGATATAGAACACGTTGCGGTGTGTGCGACGGAACTCTATGGCGGCAGTGGTCTTGCCGCATCCGGCATCGCCCACCATCCAGGTGACATTCTTGTACATCTGGGCGTCGGCCAGCACGTAGGTGGCGAGACGGAAGTTCTCACTCTCGCAGATGGTCCAATGCTCGAAGCTGAAACCTATCTGCGCCGCTATGCGGCTGAACATGTCATCGCTGATGCTTTCATACTTGGTGTTCAGAATCTGGCTCACCACAGCCGCACTGACACCCTGCAGGCTCTCGCTGGCGCGGTTGCGGCTGGGAAAGTTCTCACAGTAGGCCATCAGTGCGTCGCGGATGGCATCCTTGTCTTGTTTGGTTAGTCCTTTCATTCTTGAATGGTATTTAATTGGTTATTGATTGCCGTTTAAAATCTGTCCAGTGCCAGCTCGTCCAACGTCATGTTGGAGAGTGCCTTGGTATATTCCCCCATAGTGGAGTAATCGGTTTCCGTGTCCGCTTCGGCCTCCTCCCGCTTCTGTTTTTCCGGCAGGGAGAGAGGAATATGGAGCTCGCCACGGTCATGCCTTTCACGGTATCCGTCCATCTTATTCTTGCTGAGGTTCTTAGGTTTGGGAGTGGAAAGACCGAAGAGCTCGGCTGCAATACGTTCGTCAAGGTCGAAACGCTCGCCTTCCAGCTGGATGGCGGCCATGGTCTCCTTGTTCCGGTCGATGGTTTTCCGCATGAAGCTGCTCTCTTCCGGTGTGCGCTCCTGCGTGGCGCGGCTGACAGTGACCTTAGGAGTGGCGGTGGCGCTGTACTTGGCACCGGTGGCGGTATTCCGCCACAGCTCCACGCGGGTCATGTCCATAGGATCATACATCACGGTGAACTCGCGTCCGGTATTGCGAAGCGCCCATACCTCGTCACGCAGGCCGTCGGCGGCATATACGTCATAGTGGTATTTCCGTTTGTCTATTTCAAACTGAAGTCCGTAGTTGGTATAGGTCACGGCTTTGGGATGGCACAGCCAGAACATACGCATCATGTCAACCTCCGTAACGGGTTGGGCCTCGGGATTCCCGCTCATGCGGTACATCTCCATGTGTGGAATACCGGTGGCGAAGTGCTTTTCCTCATTGTTCCATCTGTCACGGCATTCCTTGTAGATTGTTTTCAGCTCCTCGAGCGTGGGAAGTGCGTAGGCGTTCTCTTCTATGAATTCCAGGTTGGGCTTGCTGTTCAGCTTCTTGGCGTTCACGTTCTGTCCCGTGAAATGCCAGATGGCATGAAGGACTTGTGCCTGAAAACGGTAGAAGGCATTCTCTATGGTCTTGGACTGTCCGTTATAGGGCATCGTGGGACGGTGGAGCACCGTAAGGCGTTGGAAGAATCCCGCGGCGTTGCCTTTCTTGTGTCCTCCCTGGTTGTCGGTCACTATCTCGTAGGGACGGCTGCCGGAAACTTCCACGGCCATGCGGTAAGCACGGTACTGGCAGTCGAAATTCTCGTTCGGGGCGATGTCATATCCAAGCAGGGTCTCGCTATAGGCATCCATCACTTCATATACGCCGGTGGTACACATCTTGCCCTGTTCGTTCCTGTAGTAGAGGTTCAACTTGGTACCGTCGCCATACCACAAGGCATCGCGCATCTGCGGGAGGCTGGTCTTCATCAGGCTGGTGTACTTGGCTTTCCATTTCTGCATGCCATGTACCGCCGCATACCACATAGGCATCACGGCAGGGTCGTTGAGATAGTTCTTCACGGTGGTGGGCGACTTGATGATGTTCAGGCCGCGCTCCACCGCCTGACGGTTGTATTCGTCGAAAATCTGCGCCTCCGTATAACGGGGGACAATGCTGCGGCGGAGCTTCAGCAACAGCCGCGCCACTTCGGGAACCACCACACGTGCCGCCTGGTTGCCTGTGTTCTTGTTGACAAGGGCGGCATAGCCGATTTTTTTATAAGCGTTGAATTTTTCGCGGAGACGGGTCTTGGGCAGTGTGTGTCCATAGTGTTCACGAAGCTTCTCACATGTACCTTGCACCGTTTCCCACACGATGGACTTGCGGCTGTAACCGCACTTGCTATGCAAGGCTCCGGTCTCTTTCTCCACACGGACCAGCTCGTTCATCACCTCGGCATTCAGCACATATTCGGCCTGGCGTTCCAGAGAAATGGCGGGTTGGTAGGTTCTATAGAATTCCACAGCCCTGCTGTCACTGCGGATAATATTACTCATTAATTGTTCTTTCATTTCTTCCAAAGCATTGGGATAAAGTCTGTCGTATGCCTCGCGAATAAGGGCGGGAAGACTGGTGTAGTCTATGAGAGCGTAGGAACCGGCCCCCTTACCGGGACGGACAACCCGGATCTTGCCCTCACGTACTTTCTTATCATAATTAGGTTTACTCAATATCCTTCCTTGCGAGACCAGCTCAGGAAAAGTGACACACCTTATTTTACCGTACATTTCCATAATCAGAAACTTTATACTTTTCAACATTGTGCAAGCCCCGGCATCGAACCGGGGAGCCGACCACTTCCGCATGGCAAGGAAAGTTCCGGACTTGCAGCCTGTTCCGGACTTTACAGTTTATGGCCGTTATAGTCATATTGTACAACCTTGCCCTCAACATCTATCGACCGCAGATGAAAGCCCTGCGGGGTTGCCTCACGGGCAAAGTCTTCAATGGTATCGTAATTCATCTCGGCAGGTACGTCAGCCTCTGAGCATCTTGACATGTTTCTGAGATCCAGAACAAACGGGTTATTGCTTACCCATGTCACCTTTACTTTCATGCCATTTCCTCCTTTCCGCTGTCCGGCATACAAAGCGATATCGCCACAATAGCCGATAATACGATGATTACAAACGCATTGCGGCTGTCCGCATCCGTTGCGTCAACATTGGTTCCCAGCCACATGCCATAGGTCATGCCCACAGCTACGGCAATCTTCTGAATTGTTCTCCAGGTTTTCATATAATTCAAGTTTAATATCTGTCAATCAATAGTTTTATCAATCGCCTTTAAGGCTTTATACTTGCGGTCTACCAGTCTACCTTCATCGTCAATAGTGAGTGTCCATGCGGGATGATACCCACGTAACCTTTTGTCCTCTGTTCTTTTGTCAGTACTATAGGCTAATACAAAAGAAAATCCCACAGCCGTACACCCGTCGGACAACGGTTCATCAAAATGTACACCCCAATAGGAATTCCTGCCACTACGGGTACCTACCGCCTTCGTCACTTGACGGACGGCAAACACGGGTACTCCACGCTCGTCGTAGCTATCCACAACGACAATCTCAGCACGCTCCGTGGCAAGAACCCTGCATTCTTCTTTCCAGTAAATCATAAAGATTTGTTTATAAGGTTTTTACTTTCTCGTACGGGTTATCTATCAATGTAACTTCATACATTTTACATCCGTGATTCAGTGCATAAGCACGAAGAGTTTTCGCAAATGGTGAGTTCGTCTCAAAATTCAATGCCGAACGCACAGTACGTGTAGTGGTAAAAAACTGTTTAGCGATGGCTTCTTGTTGTGAAGCGTCTGCTTTGATGAATCTTTCCTTTTCTGCCATTGTATTTCTATTTATAAAGTTAATTCTGTATATTTGGAGCGTTTTCCATTTGGATGACGATGCAAATATCGAAACTTCTTTCGATAGAAGCAAATAATTATCGAACTATTTCACGATTTATATATTAAAATCATGCAGAAAGACGAAACAATTCACGAGAGGATAACTCAATTAGTTAATAAGTACGGGAATGGGAAAAACACCGTATTTGCCTCTTTAATAGGAAGTAATGAAGCAAATGTCCGTGGCTACAGAACGTCAACGATGCCTAAATTTGATTTTTTAGAGAAAATCGCAAGAAATATCGATATAAATTTAGATTGGCTCTTGACCGGTCGCGGTTCTATGGAAAAACAGCCACCAAAATCTTCTTTTGCGTTATCTCAAATAAACAATGATTTTGTTTCAATCCCACTGGTAGACATCTCTGTTGCAGCAGGCTGCTGTGGCTACGATAATCCCGATTATTTGGAAGTAGTAGATACCATAAAAATGCCTTCATCCATGGTGCGTAATAGTGAGAAATACTTCTGCGTCCGCATCAAAGGAGAAAGTATGTCACCTACATTATTGGATAGCTCCTACGTTATCGTGAGATTACTCGACTGTTCTGAATGGCAGGACATGCCCGACCAACATATCTACGTCATTAGTGACACTGATGGGCGTTCATATATCAAACGCATCAAGAACCGATTCCGTCAACATGGATTCCTCGTCTGCATGTCAGATAATGTAGATAAGATCAATTACCCCAATTTTAATTTGGAAGCTCAGGAGATAAACACCATACTTCATGCTGAATGGTATTTCAGTGCTAAAATGCCGAATCTGAATGAAACATATTATGATAAAGTTAATCAACTGGAAGATGATATGGATGTAATGAAAGGGCAGATGGTGCAGATACAGCAATTGTTGCGTGCTATCAATGTAAAGTAAGAATAGAAATAAGAAAATAGCCAATTTGATAAGTTTACTTGCTGGTATTATTGGCACTTGGAAGGCCTGCTCTTAGCTCCTTGACTTTTTCCAATATTTTAGCGTATAGCTCTCGATATCCTGCATCTTCGATGTCACTTATATATCCATCAATAGGTTCATATCCGTTTACTGCACAAAACAAGATTTCGAGTGCACGCTGATACCGTGGAAGTTCCTTGTGCGAATAGAGAACCTCGCGGATGATATTTCTTTTTATAATGGGAATATCTATTTTCATACTAAATAATGCTCCCGGCACAATCACCGGGAGCATTTCCATCAAACAACTAATTAATTACCTTAATCTCCGCGCGCTTTATCCCTCAGTCGGAGCCCTGAATGCCGGGAGCGTTCTTCACACCTTCAAAAACCATTGCGGCAGCAACAAGAGTCGAACTTGTGACAAAAGACCTGCATACGTGTTCACCACGTATGTACACCTTCGCTCTACCAGCTGAGCTATACTGCCAATTATTTGCGACGCGCGCACGTTTATTACGCTAAAATAGCACTTATTCCATAAATACCTATTATGAATCAACAGTTTATATGATTAGTACAATTATACTACCCGCTAAAAACACTATACTATCCCCCTATAAATATTTATTTAAACGCCTAAAAACATAACCTAAAAGGAAACATCATATAAAATACACCCTTTTCTAATTGTTAAAAAAGTATGCCTAAACTACATTACACAAGCTTATTGCCTATGAAAAAAGTATGTCTTATCGGTATGCCTTATGGTATGCCTAAACTTATTTTTAACATTTCACTCTATAACTATTCATCAATACCATCTATTCATTTGAGCATATAAAAGAACTTATGAAGTCATATCCTCTAAACACCCTAAATAGTATATATTTTATTCGGAAATACTTCTATATATTTATTATTTAGAATATATTTGTAGAAAGAAACTTCTAAATAATGAATTTATGACTAAGATAATTCACGTACATCTCATTTTCGAGAAAAAGGACTATTATTTCGGCAGTATCAGTGCCATTTATACCGTCCTAAATGACGCTCAAATAGGTATTAAAAAGAGCTCGCTACTTCATGCCGGTCTCACTGATGGTGGCGTTAAGACAACCCGTAGAGCCATTATCAAGCAGTCTCACCTCATTCGTTGTACCCAAGAATGACCTAAGCACTCCACACGAAAAAAGGGCTGAATCGCGCCTCAAAAAGCGTCAATTCAGCCCTCATCTTATATCCATTGTAACATTTGACCGTTTAAAGTGTTTTCATACCTTATTCAAATGTAATATCTGTGTCGCACAATGTAACAATTCGATTTGTTTCAGCGCACACAACTCAAATAGCCTCAAACCTTCTATTCATCGGCATTTCAGCATCATTTAACTCCCACATGCTTTACATACAAAGTGATTTACCCCCCTTAATCTTGACCGACTCCGCACGTACTTCTTTCTTATTCATCACCGGATGGGTACACTTCAGCGTGGTGCTGAAGAAGCCAAGTCCCT